CCCGGCTTAGCCGTAGATCCCAGAGAGGCTAGCGCCTTCCTGCTCATATACCATATACAGGCCAACTCAGGTATCACCTTCTTCCTTTTCAGAAGAAGGGCCCGAGAAGGTATGGGTGTGGAGGCCACCTCTTAGAGGTAGGCCGACCCCGGATCAGTCCGTGAATGGACCCCTGGGCGTCGCTCGACCTTTGTAGTTCAACCAACTACATAAGAGGCACGGCTCTAGAGGCTGCCGCCCATACAACCTAGACTAGGGATCTACCAAGTACCCCTAGACGTCGGATATGAGCAAGCGGTTTAACCCCCTTTCACCTTCCGACGAGGTGGCTGGCCCTTAGGAAGAACAACGTGATTATCAATAGTATGGATAAGCGCTTTTAGCGGTATATCCGTAATACTGAGGTCACGCATCTTACTAATTCCAGACACCATCGCCGAGAGATGATTGAGGATACCTGCCTTACTAGATGCCATGGTCTTACTTGCTCTTGTTGAGAGGGTCGCAAAAGGATCAAGGAATAATCTGACTTCTAAATTCAACCATTGTTGAATGTCGGATGACTCCCTAACCTGATGCGCCTTATCAAACTCTATCTGGAGTTCGGCGATATTTCTCCGAACAACAGCCAGAGGCGGCAAGAGCAGTAGTCCTGATTGGGCATCCAGCTCTTTAGGAACCAAGGGTACAAGCTCCCCCAGCTTCAACTGAAACTGTTGGAGTTTGTACAATTGGTTCTTAATCGCGTTCTCCAATACCCTTGCCTTACACTCATTTAGCCACACCATCATCCGTTCGTGGATGAGAGTGGGGTTATTAAATGAGTTACAGGTAAAGATATTGCCTGCTATTAGTTTAGCCAATATAATTGACTTAACTTTTCGCAGGTGCCCACTATCTTCTCTTGAAGGTAGTAGGTAGAACTTATAAGCTTTTAGTGCAAGACGGTTACCATAACCGCCGGGCATTAAAAGATTTATAAGGGACGCAATTAAGCCCCGGGTCACCAGAGTGGCAGACCGAGGTAACCATCTGGCCTCTAGCTCTCTAAACCAGGTCGCTATCTCATAATAGGATACAAAGGAAACAGTTCCTTTGTCCTTATTAATGCGAAGCGCCTCGAATAGAGAACCTAGAGGTGCAGGGGAGACCTCAAGACCACGATGTATCCATCTCTTAGCAAACTCATACGTGTCATCCGAGACGTGTGATTTTGTTTCAGAAACCTCAACACCTATCTGGCCAAGTAACGTTAGGTACTGTTGTGCGACACCGTGGTGGTTAATCACGATATCGTCACCCAGTAATGCATACCGAGAGAACTGGACACCCAGTCCAGCCCTCTTGGCTGCAAGCCTAACGAGTACATGGTGAGTGACAGCAAAAAGCGCCCAAGAACTATATGCTCCCATGGGTTGACCAACTGCGTACTGAACCACCCGTTCAATACCAGCTGATTTCTCCCATGGGACACAGAATTCGAGGGAACTTATGATGCGCTCCCATGCGCCCGCATACTCTGATGATGTAAGTTCAGCCAGGACCGCTACCTGTAGGGTTACAGGAAAACGATCAGTGGCTGCGCTTAGATCATAAGAGTAATACGGACCCTTGGTCGATAGTGTGGCCTTGAAGGAACCTTGGTTAAACGTACAGTCGCTTTTCAGCCTCCCCAGAAGGTGCATAAGCGCCTTATGAAGAGGGTAAAGAGCGGACTGTATCGGATAACCAATGATTCCTACAATCCGACATTTGGCTTCCTTGTCCTTGATCTTCGCCAGTTTGGCCTTTCTTCCCTTCGGAAGAAGACCAAAATGTTGAAGCCAAGCAAGGGGGCTAAAGAGTCGGAGGATACCAATCTGCTGGACTAACTCCTCGCCTCCCAAAATCTCAAGATCCCCGATCTGAGACTCTGTGAGTAAAGAAGCGTCCTCGATTGATCCTATCAAGGCCTGCGCGTTTGGGCCAGATTTGGTTGTCGTGTGCCAACCATCCCATTGGATGGAAGGAAGTTTCCAACCCAACGACTTAACTACCGCTGCTAGTTCCATTCCAACACTGGAATTTAGAGGAACTGAGCAGGGGTTAGTTATAGTCGAAAGGTCGGGCTTCTTCAGGCCAGGTAGGATCCGACTAACATTCAGTAATGTTAGACCGAGTCTCACCTGGGCTGGAGCACGTGACTTGAAAAGCTGGCAAATGGGCTCCTTCGGGAGGCCATCTACCAACTTTTCACCAAATCCTGGAACCTCCTCAAGAGGTTGACCCGCAAGGTACTTTGTGCAGCATAGCCGGATTCCCTTAATCCAGGCGATGGTGTCCAAAGGGCCTCGCGTGTCCAATCTCTTTTGGACAGTTCCAACCCACTCACGAACCAACCCATGATCAAAACCTACTCTAAGATAGGCTCGGTCCAAGAAGATGATTATCTTCTGAAACAGAGTTAATCTTAGTTTAGTCATGATTATGGTTTGGGTGAGTCTGACCACCCGGAAGAGAGCGGATCCGTCGTGGGGTCACTCCGGATTCTACCCTCCTCACGGAGGG